ATCATTGGTAGATTAGATGCTCAGGGTGCTATCGAGGAGAACGTATTGTTCATCGACCGTCAGTTTGGATTCGCTATTGATGACATGTTAGCTGCACAAAACTCTTACGGAGCGGGTGGTACGTCTTACGGTCTATTCGATAACGATGAGGAGATGGCATTAAACCTTGGATTCTCAGGACTTCTACAAGACTGATTGGAAATACTTGAACGACCCAACTATGAGAGGAGGGAACGTTGCGGGTACAGGTGCTATCAACGGATTGATGGTTCCTGCAGGCTCAACAAGTGTTTACGACCAAATTCTTGGTAAGAATGCTAAGAGACCTTACCTCCACGTTAGATATCGTGCTTCAGAAACTGAGGACAGACGATACAAAACTTGGATTACAGGTTCTGCCGGAGGTGCAAGAACATCTTCTTTAGATGCAATGGAAGTACACTTCCTATCTGAAAGATGTGTTTGTACTATGGGTGCTAACAACTTCGTATTATTCGAAGACTAGTATTACTAGATGGGTGGGGTGTCCTCAAGGACACTCCGCCCTTTTTTTTAAAAATTAAATTGAATTAAAATGAATTTTGAATTAAAAGACCGAGTATATAAACTCACAAGAAACAAGACTCCACTGTCTTGTATTATCCCATCAAGAAATAGCCAACGCAGTCCATTACTTTACTTTGATGAAGAGAAGGGTTACAACCGCGCTTTGCGTTACGCAAGAAACCAAAAGAGCTGCTTTGAAGACGAACAGGATGGCAGTGCTGTGGTAGAGCCAATCATCTTTGAGGATGGCATGCTACGAGTTCCAAAGAACAATCCTGTATTACAACAGTTCCTACACTACCATCCCCTTAACGGAAAGAAGTTTGTTGAGGTTGACTACGGCAAGGATGCACAACAAGAGGTTGCACAATTAAATGTTCAGGTTGATGCATTGATTGAAGCCAAGTCACTTAGCCTTGAGCAGCTTGAGAATGTTGGAAGGGTATTATTCTCAAGAGATGTAAGTACTATATCTACAGACGAGCTTCGTCGTGATGTATTGGTATTTGCAAAGAGAAACCCGCAGGCATTTATGCGAACTGTTTCAGACCCATCACTAAAGCTTCAGTCTACTATTCAGAAGTTTTTTGATGACAGGTTATTAGGTCTACGCAATCAAGGACGTGATGTTCACTTTAACCTAAAGGGTAACAAAAAGAGAATGACAACCATTCCATTTGGTATAGACCCAATTGAGTATTTAGCTGATTGGTTCAAGACCGACGATGGCGTTGAGGTGTTGCAGTTCCTAGAAAAGCAGTTAGATTAATTGCATTATATTTGCAGAGTATTTTTTAACTCATAATTTTTTATATGAAAAAGTTTTTTAAAATCGTTGACTCTTCAGGAGTTACGCATCAATTTGCGACATCAACCGTTGATACCGTAGTTCTTAGTCAGGGTGCTCCGACAGTTACATTTACTTTTTAATTTTTAACCATTAATTTTTTATCATCATGGAAAAGTTTATTATTATTAACAATGACATCTTAAAATTTTATGTAGGTGCGGATATAGTGTATGCTGAGTTGACAGGAACTTCGCCTAACATTTTTATCACCTTAAACTATGCCGATAAGCAGGTAGTTTTAGAACAGAATACAGGTGACTTTGTTCAGGCAGACATTGACTTGTTAAACAGCAAGATTGCTGAAGTTTGGTCTCAAAACTATACTAAATCAACAATTGGTCCTGTGGAGTTAAGCCAATTAGCATTTACACTACCATAAGACATAGATTGTCAATCAACAACTAAAGGGGTCAAAGCGACCCCTTTTTTTATTTTGTATCTTTAGGTAAATATTTTAGCTTGTTCGCCAAGCAGGCGCAACTTGATATCTTTGAGGACTATCAGTATCAGTACAACTATCAGGTTAACGCGGAGAATGCTCGTCGTTCGGGCACGGCATTGGCGGATATTAAAAAGGGGTACGAGGAGGTTCTCAATACGTTCTCTCGATTTGATTTCCTGAGTCATATAGCAGGAACTAGTTTTTTTATGCCTAGTGAAGCCACTACGGGATTCGACTACTTCTTTATTAATAATGTTTTTGTTTACACTACTCAGTTAGCTGCAGGCACGTCCTCTGCATCTGCTGCATTTCAATTGACAGATAACACAGTAGACTTCGCAGCGTTGGGTGTTGAGATAAATGATGTGGTGGTAAACACCACAACGAATGTAGGTGCTACAGTTTTAGGTGTATCATCAGACACACTAACAATAAGTGAAACTATATTTAATGCACTTGGTGGAGAAACGTATGTTGTCTATGATGGGCAGAATGGTGTTAATGAAGCGGAGAAAGTTTTAAATGATAAAATAATTCTTCTTAATCGCTCTTTACTTACCACGCCTTCGAGTATGTTCCCTGCATACATTCAGAACGAAAACATTCTTACACTGTTTCCTAATACAGTAAATGACTTTGGTATGGTAAGGTGTCAGTACCTGAGATATCCTAAAGACCCTAAGTGGACGTATGTAGCCTTAGCGGGCGGTGAACCTGCGTTTGACCAAGGGAACTCTGACTATCAAGACTTCGAACTACCATTGGATGACGAGCCAACATTAGTGATGAAGATTCTTCAGTACGCGGGTATGTCAATCAGAGAGATACAGGCTGTACAGTTTGCTCAGGCTGCCGAACAGTATCAAGACCAAGAAGAAAAACTATAATAGATGCCTTATATATCACAATATCAATATTACGAGAACAATGGTAACGCACCTGAGGATGCCAATTGGGGGTCCTATCAGTACGTTAGCTTAGAGGATATAGTAAACAACTTCATGCTGATGTACTCGGGCAACCATAACCTTGTAAACAACGAGGAGCGATACAAGGTATTGTTCCACGCTAAGCGTGGTATTCAGGAACTAAACTACGATGCGTTCAAGGAGATTAAGATTCTTGAGCTTACGGTTTGTAATACACTACGATATGTTCTGCCTTCCGACTTTGTCAATTGGGTTAGGATATCTGTGTACAAAGATGGTATGCTATACCCATTGACCGAAAACATTCAAACCAATTGGAGTAGTGCATACCTACAGGACAATAACTGTCGCATACTGTTTGACCAAGACGGTAATGCATTAAGCCCTGAGAACTCAAACTTAGATTTTGATAGAATCACAGGCAGTAAAAAATCTATATACCTAAACTCAGGCAACCCCTTCAATGGTCTTGAGGGATACTGTTGCGATGGGTATTGGTATTTTGATTATGCTATTGGAGCACGATATGGACTCAACACCGAAACAGCAAACGCCAACCCTACGTTCTCCATCAACAAGAAGGGAGGAGTAATAAACTTTGATTCTCAGATGGCTAATCAAGTATGCGTACTTGAGTACGTGTCTGATGGAATGGAGGGTGGAAACAACGCATCAATCAGCTTGAATAAATTATTCGAGGAATACATCTACGCTTACATCGAGTACTCTATCTTGAGCTCCAAGCTAAACGTACAGGAGTACACCATTGCTAGAGCGCGTAAACGTAAAGGAGCGTTACTTAGAAACGCAAAGATTAGAATTAGCAATATACATCCCGGAAGACTCTTAATGAACTTGAGAGGACAAGGTAAATGGATAAAGTAGTATGGCAAATACGCAAAGAAATTTTATAAAGGGTAGAATGAACAAGAGCCTTGACGAAAGGCTTTTACCTAATGGTGAGTATGTAGATGCGATGAACGTTAGGCTTGGGTCTACAGAGGAGTCAGAGATTGGTTCGGTAGAGAACACAAAAGGTAATGACCCCCTGACTTCTATTAATTTTGGCGGAGCGCTTTTGTCTGATAGTGCTAGATGTATAGGAGCATTTGAGGAGGGAGAGGACGAGACACTGTATTGGTTTGTTCACGACCCTAATTTCTTAATTTCATCAGGTCCACCCGTAGTTCCTCCTACACGCAAACTTGACCTTATAATGTCATACAATACAAATACCGATGTATTGACATACCACGTTATTAGTATTGATGATGGAGGTGGTGTAAACACCACACTAAACTTTGATGAGAAGCATCTTATAACAGGCGTTAACAAGGTTGATGACCTGCTGTTCTTTACAGACAATCTGAACCCACCTAGGTTTATAAATGTAAACAGGTCTTATGAAATACCAATAACAAACATAGACCAAATTACACCTGAGGAACTGTTGGTAATTAAGAAGCCACCTGTAACCTCTCCAACAATAACTCCATTAACGAGTACAACCGATAATAATTATTTGGAGGAAAGGTTTGTGTCTTTTGCTTACAGATATAGATATGGCGACAATGAGTATTCTGCCACATCACAATTTTCTAATCCATCATTTATACCAAAACCTTTTGGCTTTGATACGCAAAGTTTTTTGAACGAGGGTATGGTTAACTCGACTAATGTATGTGACATAACATATAATAGTGGTAGCAACCTAGTGGTTGGTATTGACCTGTTGTTCAAGGATATGAACACAGGCATCATAAAGGTTATCGAGAAGCTTGACAAGTCAGAGCTTGGTTTAGCAAACAACACAAGCTATACGTACACGTTTAGCAATAGTAAGGTTTTTACTGTTCTTGCTGACTCAGAGATTCTTAGGCTGTACGACAACGTTCCCAAGTTAGCCAAGGCTCAGACACTGATGGGCAACAGGCTTATGTATGGAAACTATGTGGAGCAGTATGACCTAAATGATTTGAATGGTAATGCTATAAGACTAGAGTACGAAACATCTTTGATTTCAGAAGATGTGGGAGAGACAGACCTTACAACCACCATCACATCCGGAACCTATACGGTAGATGGTACTGTTATTCCTACTGCGTGTATTGCTCAAATAGATTTTACAGGCATAACCCTTAAGGCTCAATCTCAAATATCCATATCGTTTACAATAGAATCTCAAATATCCATATCGTTTACAATAGAGCACGATAGCACAGCCTCGGGGACGGGGGCACCGTTTAATACAGCCACTACACCCGTAAGTCAGATTAACTTTGATTATACCTTACAGCAAGACTTTGCAAGTCCAAATGATTTGGCGCAAGACCCTAACTTTATTAGAAGGGTAGGGGAGTTAGTGTTAAAGTCTGTGGGAAGCAACACAAGTGTAAGTGCAAATAAACTAGTAGATGCGGGAGCTAACTTCGTTGCTCAAGGAATAAATGCAGGAGACCTCGTTACCAATAACGTAACAAACCAACAGGCTACTGTTACAACTAATCCATTTATTCCGCCTAGTGAATTGTCATTAAGCGCAGATATCTTTACTTCGTCTCCCGAGTCATACTCAATCTATGCTTCAGGAAGCATAAAGGCTGTGACGGATTCTTGTAATGGTCTAACACTTACAGATTTTTTAAACTGCGCCCCTACCGCTACGCTTGGAACCTATTCCAAAGCAACAAGTGGTATCGGGTCACTACCTCAACCTGTAGCTATTATATCGGCTCCTAGCTCAAATGTAATTGCCCTACAGATTCTTGCTATGAAATATGAGGATGGGGCAAGTAGTGCATTTGAATACTACACTATATCAAATTTTAGTGCTACATACAGAGAGCTCGGAAACCCTAAAAGCTTGCATAGCAACAGAGGTTATGAGGTAGGTATTATATATATGGACGACTTTAATCGTTCTACTACGGCATTGGTTAGCAAGAACAATACGGAGCATGTTCCGTGCAGTAGCTCCGACCTTACTAACAGAATAAAGGTAAACATACCACCTCAACAGTTAGCACCCTCGTGGGCTACTCGATATAAGTTTTGTATTAAACAAACCAAGGACACCTACGATATAATCTACACTAATCTGTTTTTTGATGACGAGGTAGCGGGGGCTAAGTGGTTTATTCTTGAGGGGGAGAACTCAAGAAAGGTTGAAGATGGAGATGAGCTTATAGTTAAGACCGATACCAATGGACCTCTTAACAGATGTGAGACAGCAACAGTATTAGATAAGGAGGCACAAGAAGCTGACTTTATACAGCCTCCCCCAACAGATGAAGATGGGAATACAATAGATGTCCCCTCGGGTGTATATATGAAAATGCGTGCTAACAATTTTTCTACTGAACGCTCTGAGTTGCCATTCGTATCTCCCGGCAAAGAATCTGATTGCGAAAAAGGAGGAGGAAATTTCCCTAGGGTGGTAACTAATATTGGGTCTGTTGCTAACCCTGCATACGACCCTCTCGTGGGACCGGCTGTAAACAATGAACCTTTTATTACTTACACGATACCGGCAGGCTCTCGCATAACTATAAAGTCTAACTTTTTAAGAAAGGGCTCGAGTGCAGCGTGTGAGAAAAGATTTGGTCCTGACTTAGATTTAACGCTTACAGCCACTCAAGACTACAGCACTTTTTACGATTGGTGGATAGGTGATGGCGTGGAGGCTCTATTAAACAGTGGACCAAAAGGAACCGACAACCCAACAGCCTGTGACCCTGAGAATGTATTCCTTCCAACTGTACTTAAAAAGTCTTTGGGGCAAAGACCATCAGATGTCCCAACTGACCTATGTAAAAACTATTGGCAGTTTTATGAAGGTGACGTTCCTACCGACATAGACTTTGGTGCCGTAAGATTAGTTGTTACGGGTACAAGAGCGTGCGGAATAACTAAGAAGAAAAAGGCGTGCGTTGATGTTAATATTAGTGTTCTACGTGCAGATAACTTCATAGTGTTTGAGACACAGCCACAGGATGCTTTGCCTGATGTGTGGTATGAAAGCTCTGCATCGTATCCAATTGATACAGCCACAGGATTCCATACAGGTAACGAGCAGGACCAAACTGCATCGCAACCCGCTATTGTACTTACAGAGTTCTTTAATTGTTATGCATTTGGTAATGGTGTGGAGAGCTACAAAATTAAGGACTCTATAATCGGTAAGCCACTTGAACTTGGAAACAGAACCACTACAACTTCAGCAGAGGACTACAGAGAGATTAGAAGATTTGCTGATATAACGTATAGTGGCGTATACAACGACGAGTCTAATGTTAACAAGCTAAACGAGTTCAACCTTGGCTTACTAAACTTCAAGGCTCTTGAGGATGTATACGGACCCATTACATTGTTGGATGGTAGAGAGACAGACATACTCACCCTGCAGGAGGATAAGATATCTTACGTGCTTACAGGAAAGAACTTACTTTCTGATTCAACAGGAGGTGGTGCAGTATCATCTGTACCTGAGGTATTGGGTACGCAGATTGCACGTATCGAGGAGTATGGCAACAGTAACAACCCTGAGAGCTATGCGAAGTGGGGGTCTAATAAGTTCTTTACAGATGCCAAGCGTGGTGCAGTAATTCAACTATCAGGCTCAAGTGCTCAGAACGAACAGCTTACTGTGATATCTGAGTTGGGTATGCGTAGTTACTTCAGAGATTTATTTATACAGGACTTCAACACTCAGAAGCTTGGAGGTTACGACCCGTATATGAATGAATATGTTCTGAGCGGCAACACCATTGAATTACCTGCAGAGGAGGAGTGTATTAACTGTCAAAGCAGAAGAATATACAATCCCAAAAAGGCTACTCCTGTAACTTTCTGTGTTGACTTGGGAGATACAGTTGGTGATGTAACTGTAACTTACAATGTCACCGATATAGATGGTGCATCAACAACCATTCAGGCTACCTATGATGGTACATCAACAAGCAGTGGTGCTGTAGGATTGGGTATAGGCAGCTTTACATTTAACAAAAACAAGGTAGGGGTTGACAAAGCGTTTATACTTTTAACGGCTACAGGTGAAGCTACTATCGACTTGAAGATAAGCTGTCCCGATGCATTAGGTATGGCTCTGATTCAGGTTTGTGTAAACTCTAATGATGATGCGGGTGAATTGATACACAACGAGTATAGATGGAATGACACATCCTATGTTTCTCCATTACACTCCAATCAGGTTCAATTGTCAGGAATGACATCAACCGGACCTATAGTATCTCAGTATCTAAGGATACCTGCGCAGACTATTCCTCCAACCACCCCATCACCTACAGTCCCTCAGGGGGGAGGTATTATCCCTGCAGACGGAGCAACCGTTACTGTAAGAAGTAATAAGATTACATCTAGTGGTGACAACTTTGACTTTAATACAGCGCAACACGACTTGCTGTTTT